GCTAGTACTGGTCACACACACGATGGTACTGCAGCAGAGGGCGCACCTATTGAAAAGATAGGACCATCTCAGGATGTGGTTTGTACAGCATCAGCACTTAGACCAAAAACTACCAACGCTATAGATTTAGGTACAACAGCACTACAATACAAAGATGCTTTCTTTGATGGTACAGTAAAAACAGACACACTTACTGTAGATGAAAACGCTGCAATAGCAGGTAACCTAAGTGTAGCTGGAAACTTAACAGGAAATGGTGTTAATGCTGGTGCAAGAGCAGCTTTATCTAGCGGAACAGGTATCAACTATGTTAGTTCCACTGGTGTTATAAATTGTACTGTTGACTCTCCTTCAGAAGTAGGATTAGGTAATCTGTCAAACAACGGTAACAACTTATCTGGTAACTTTACCGCAACAGGAAACGTTACAGCTTTCTCAGACAAGAGACTAAAAGAAAACGTAGAGACTATCGAAGGTGCGCTGGACAAAGTATCACAGATGCGTGGTGTTATGTATGACAAAGATGGTGAGCGTGGTACAGGTGTTATAGCACAGGAAATGCAACAGGTTATGCCAGAGGTTGTAATAGATAGTGGACGTGGTGATTATCTATCTGTAGCATATGGTAATATAGTAGGCGTACTGATTGAATCAATAAAAGAACTAAAAGCAGAACTAGATCAGTGTAAGTGTAAAAAATGTGAGTGTGAGTAATGGGCCTACAAAGTAGTGGCGCTATAAGTCTAGACGATTTGCACGTAGAGGTAGGTGGTACTAGTGGTACTACTTGTTCCTTAAATGATCCTGACATTCGTGCGTTGATAGATGTAGGAGATGGAGCAGGTCAAAGTATACAACAGTATTATGGTAAGTCTTCTGAAACACAATTACCTACTAGTGGCAGCACAGTAAACGGACAAGTTCAATTAAAACAAATCTCAGCATCAAGCTACATATCATCTGGTGGTACTCTACGTATACCTTCTAATATGTGGGTATGGACAGATAGTAGAACAACAGCGGCGCTTACTATTGATATACCTTGTACAGTTATAAATGATGGTAAAATTATTGGTCAGGGTGGTAGAGGAGGCACTTACTATGGAAATCTTTCTCCTACATCGGGTGGCCCTGCTATAAATGTAACATCGTCTGGCGTAACTATCGTCAATAGTTCAGGTGCTTACATCGCTGGAGGCGGCGGTGGTGGAGGTAAGCGACAAGATGGTGGAGATCCTCAAGACAGTAACGCTGGCGGTGGCGGTGGTGCTGGAGGAGGTCAAGGCGGTAGAGGCTGGATTTCTTCTCACCCCGGCGAAAATGCAGGTACTCTAAGTGGCACAGGTGGTGCTTTAAATGCATCAGGTAATGGTAGTTACCACAGACAAACTAACGGCCTTAATTCAAACAACGGCGGCGGTGCTGGCGGCGGTGGCGGCGGTACACAAAACTCTGGCGGCGGCGGCGGTCGTATACTTCCCGGCTCTGGTGGTGTCTATAGTACTCAATTCGTTTGGGGTACTGGTGGTTCGGCTGGTAATGCTGGTTACGGTAATAATCCAACACCTGGAGTATCTGGACATGTTATAGCTGGCGGTGGCGGAGGCTGGGGTGCTTCTGGAGGAAATGGAGTACAACAAACGGCTGCTGGTGGTGGAGCAGCTATAACAGGAACCTCAAGAACACTAAGTAATAGTGGTACAATTTATGGAAGTACATAATGAGTATATATAATTACGCTGCAAGAGAGTATACATCAGTGGAAAATGTTGAAGCTGCAGTGACTGCTATGAAAACACGACTAGACAATAATCCTACTGATTGGTGTGTTGTTAAACCTATGATAAACCCTAGAACAATAGCCATATACTCTGGAGATGTAATAGGTTATGATTCAGGTGAACCTTTAACTGATGCACAAATAAACGCATTAAGTAATTCTGATACTGTTTATAATATATATTCAATACGTGACGGATACAATTACACAACGCTATCAGAAGTTGACACAATTAAAAAAGTATCTGAAATGAGAAAATCTTGGGCAATATGGAATCGTGTTGACGTATACGTTGAGATAACAACAGAAAATAATATAATAGAACACGATGTAACAAACGAGGATATGTCTGGCTATGTCTAGCATCACACCAGAAGAACTAGAAGATATGCTTGATCGTGCAGCCAAGCGTGGTGCTACAGCAGCGTTGCGTGAAGTCGGACTACATGATGATGATGCTCGTAAAGATATAATTGAGATGCGTAACTTACTGGAAACGTGGCGTGATACACGCAGAGGTGTGTGGTCAACTATTGTAAAGATGTCAACCGTAGCAGTAATAACATTCATTGCAGCATCACTGTGGATGCAAATAGGGAAATAATAATATGGCTAAGAAATTTCTAGGGTTCAAACCTGAAACAATGCAAAACAAAATACTCCCAGCATTAGGGTATAATGGAGCAATGGATCAGAAGTCTATCAATGCTTTCTTAGCAGCTAGTCCTGCAGCAGCAGCCAAGATGGGCAAGTACACTATGGCAGCTAGGCAAATGGTTGAGGGTAAGCCTGTAAATGCTAGTATAGGTGTGTACAATGCTATGAAAGCTAAGTTTGGTGCAGACTCACCTCATACAAAAGCACATGTAAAAGATGTAATGAGATCAGGATCTTTAGCTGATAGACTGGCGGTGGCAAAAGATCAACGTATGTCACCCCTATCGGTAATTAGACAAGCACCTGATCGTAGCTCTGGTGGCGGTGGATCACGTGGTGGCGGTGGCGGTGGTACACGAATTAATCTTCCTAGCATTGGAGGTAGCTCAACAATACCTGTTGGTGGAGGCGCTGGAAACATACCTGCTGCTGGAGCTACTATTATAAATCCTGATGGTTCAGTTACGCCGGGCAGCACAGGTGGAGGTACAGGTGGTACACCAAACCCTGCTAACATGATGCCAAGTGGTTCACTACTATCACAACAGATAGGTGCTGATCCAAATGCTATTGTAACTAGAGCAGGTGTTGTAGCAAAAGACGGTGGCCCTGCAACACTGATACCACAAGGCACAGGTCAGGCAGGACCAGCAGCACAAGCAGCAGTTACAACAGCACCACAGGCTGCAACAGCAGAAGAAATTGCTGCTATGACACCAGCGCAGTATCAAGCATATCAATCACAGCAAGCATTACAATCAGCCCTACAAAATTATCTAGCTGCACAAGGTCAACTTAGCCCTGACTCTGTTGTTGATCCTGCACAGATGAACCCCTTTACAGCAGCAGCATTATCTCTACAAGCTGCACAGGAAGGACAGGCTCAAACAGTACAAGCTCCTACTCCTCTACAGGTAGACCCTGCTCAACTAGTATCTGGTACTGCTGTAGATCAAGCACAGGTAGATGCTACTATAGCGAAGAACCAAGCAGCATCTGTAAAGACTGAGTTAGATACTTTGATGCAAGACTTCCAAGGTGGTAATCCACCATCATGGGCTGCAGGTGCTATGAGAAACGCTGCTTCTGCAATGGCTGCACGTGGGTTGTCAGCTTCTAGTATGGCAGGTATGGCTATCGTACAAGCTGCTATGGAATCAGCACTACCTATCGCACAGATAGATGCATCAAACAAACAAGAGGTAGCGTTACTTAATGCTCAACAACGTGCCAGCTTTTTAGGCATGGAGTTTGACCAAGAGTTTCAAACTAGAGTAAAGAATGCAGCACGTATCTCTGAGATAGCTAACATAAACTTTACAGCAGCACAGCAAATTGCATTAGAGAATGCTAAGATGGCACAGACTGTAGACTTAGCTAACTTAGATAATAGACAAGCAAAAGTCTTAGCTGATGCAGCAACCCTGTCACAGATAGATTTAGCTAACCTAGATAACAGACAACAAGCTAACGTGCAGAATGCTAAATCTTTCCTACAAATGGATCTAGCTAATCTAAGTAACCAACAGCAAATGCAAGTTATTAGAGCGCAAGAAACTGCTCAAGCAATACTAAGTGATGCTGCTGCAGAAAATGCTGCAAGACAGTTTAACGCTACATCACAAAACCAAACAGATCAGTTCTTTAGATCTCTTGGCTCACAAGTACAAAGGTTCAACGCAGAACAGATTAACGCTATCAACCGTTTCAATGCAGGTGAAACAAATGCTCTTGCACAGTTCAACACTGCACAGACTAATGCACGTGATCAGTTCAACGCACAGAACCATCTTGTAATTGCACAAGCTAACGCTGCATGGGCGCAAGCCATTACTACAGCAGCCAACGCAGCAGCTAACCAAGCGAATAGAGATGCAGCACTAGCCGCAAACAATCTCACATCTACAATGTATAATAATGCTATACAAAGGGAGCGAGATCTGTTAGCATGGGCGTGGCAGTCTGGTGAAAGTGCAGCAGACAGAACAACAAAACTACTAGAAGCACAAATAGAGGCTAATGGCGAGTCACAGACACTACTTGAAAATGCTGCTGGTAATTTTGTTGGTGAGCTTGTTAAAGGCGCAACAAGTATTATCCTCGGAAACATTACTAGCTTTGATCCATTTAAAGGTTTGGGAAAATAATATGTATGATCCAAAATTTTCCGTAAAACAAATGTATAAACAGTACGGTAGTACATATGATAAAGTTCCTACTAAAAAAGTAGATCCTAAACCATCTAGGTCTAGTGGCTTTGGTGGTATGGGGCCAGACCCTGCAGAACGTTTTGGTGGTAGTCCTACAAGAGGGCTAGGCTCTAAGCCTGATTACTCTTCTAGTGCATATGATAGTGGTGGGGCAGACAACAATCCCAACAGAGATGCGGCTGAAAGCATGGGTGTTGTAAAAAAAGTATTAGACAGAGCTGTTACTCTTTTTCGTAACTTTGGTGTTAGTGAACCAGAGGATGTAATAGTAGATGGTAAGAGAGTATATAAAGGACCACTATTTAGAGGGTTTACTCCTGACACATCTAACTTTGGAATTACCCCAAATAAAGATGTAACTCCTTCTTTACCTCCTAGCACTATTAATATATTTGGTGTAAATACAGACAACCCTAGCTTAAATATGTTTGGTGTAACACGTAGTTCTTTTCGTAACCCTGACCCATTCCTACCACCAGATCCAATGGTTCAACCTAAGACTGGCATAGATACATATGCAGAGATGAAACAGAGCATAGACAAAACTTTAGAAGGTGTAGTGTCAGTAGACTACACTATCAAACGAGGTGACACTTTATCTGAGATAGCGCAAGACAGAGGCACTACAGTTGATGTATTGCTAAAGATGAATAATATAAAAGAAGAAGACAAGGATACAATATTTGCAGGTGAAAAGCTAAAAGTACCACCTAAAAAAGCTAAGACATATAAGGATATAGTTGATGATCTTTACGTTTCATCTAATCAAATAATGTCTGATGCTTATGATCCTGACTCACAGTATTACCAGTCTCAAATTCCTATGGATCAAAGAGATTTTGCACCAGAAGATTTGTCTGGATTTGGTGGTATGGGGCCAGATCCTAGTACAGGTCAGGGTATAATGTCTCCTGATTATGATACTGTAGAGAAAGCACAAGAAAGATTAAACGATCTAGGTTATACGACACTTGTAGGACCACTGGTAGTAGATGGTGTATTAGGCAAAGGAACAGCTAGACAACTAAGAAAGTTTCAAGCAACAGCAGGTATACCTATAACAGGTAAGCTAGATGAAGCTACGAAAAAAGCATTAAGAAAAAATAGCAATAAAAACAAAGAAGGTAAAGACCCTACCGCAATAGCAACTGATTTATCAGAAGGACTATTCCAACAAATAAAAGCACCTGTAGCAAAGATTGAAAGCGGTGGTGAGGCTGAACCTTACGCCACAATAGGTGGTGATGGAATGCAATACGATGGTAAATACCAGTTTGGTTGGAGAGCTAAAGCAGATTTAAGAAACAATCCCAATATGACGGATGCAGAAATAGCTAAACTACTACAAATGAATCCCAAAGAATACAAAGAACTAAGTGATGAAGAAAAGGTTGTAGTGGGTCAAGCAATACAAACTTCACGTGCAGCTTTTAGGGCTGATCCAAACCTACAAGAAAAAGCTTTTAGACTATACATAAATCAGAACCATGATACACTAACTAAGAACTCTGCAAAATACAGAGCAATGGACGATAAAAATAAACTTGCTGTTTTAGGCTATGCACACAATCAAGGTGCGGAAGCTGCACTTGAATGGTTAACTACAGAAGTATCAGGTACAGACGCTTTTGGTACTAAGGGGGATAAGTATTCGGAAGCGATAATAGAAGAGTTAAAGAAAAAGAAAAAAGGTAAATAATGTTTGGACTCCCACTAGAACTAATAACAATGCTTGGCTCTACCGTACTAGGT